TGGAAGTAGAAGGTTCGGTCCTGAAATAGGGAACTTCCTTCGAATACCAGTTTTCCAGTCATTCCCTTACGGGGGAATTCATTTCGACAGAACGATCCCTACGAGTTGGCAGGATTTGAAGAGGGTCTATCCGAGAGTTGATGAGCAGGAGTTGAGAGCGTGGTTCAAGGGGATGTACGTGGCTTTCCCAGCAAGAGCAAGAGTAGCGATGGCAGATTCACTGAATAACAACGAAAATGAGACGTACACAGCTATGCAGGGTTTGACGGTGCCGTTGATGGTGGTAGTGATCGATGCAACAGCTCTAGGAGTTGTTTCGGATGACATTTTGAACAATATATTCACGCGTTCACCAAGAATAATTGTTATCAAAAATTTCTTGCCAAACACAGCCAATGATTACGCCTTGGCTTGTCATCCTTTCTTCAGTCGCTTGTTTGATCAGTACCCTAAGGATCCAGCAGGTGTTTTGCAACCTACTGCGGAGAGAAGTTACGATTTCAGAACCAGACAAGGAGGTTTAGGTCAAGAGGTGGATGTTGTTTTGGCTGGTGACCCTGAGAAGTGCCTGAATCGTGATTTCGTTGAGCCGCTCCTACCTTATGTCAATTTTGAAAGGTGGGTGAGTCCGTTTGATTCGATAGACCGAGGCGGTTATCGAATGCTTGACGATCAACCGTTTTATCAAGATCAACCTATGATGGCCGTTCGTTTTGGAGAACCAATCTACGAGAAAATCAGAGAAGAGCAAGTTGTTGAACCTTTTCCCGATCTGGTGGAACCAATAACCAGTATTCCAATCGCTGAAGAGAGAGAAGTTATCGAGTCATTTGATGCAGATGTGCGGGAGAGAATGGAGAGAGAGATCTGGAAGGGTGGTTGGAGTGAGCAAGCCCCTGATGAGTTCTTGTTGCGTCGCGATGCTGCAGACCAGAGAGTCAAGTTGAGGAATAAACTTTTCCCTGGCATTCCTAGAAAGGAAGCAGATAAAGCTTTGAATTCCTATCTCTCAAAAACACGCAAAGGCAAGAACCCTCTTTACACTGATCCGAAATATGTCAATTACGGTCAGTTGCAAAAGAGTACGGACAGTGTTTCATTTGCTGCTGGACTGAGTCAACGAGTCAGGCGGCAATCGAAAGAGGCTAACGTTCGAGAATTCCAAGTTGAGGGTTGTTTTGGTAGTGAGATGTTCAATCGTTTGAGTGACTTCATGGATTGGAAGAATCCCATTCCTTTTGACAAGGATCTTTACGAAGAGTGTGAGGCAATTTTCTTTGACAGAAGAGCTGGTAGAAGTGAGGAGTTGCAGAAAGCAAGCATGCCTAGGGCAGATCCTGATTACGTAGATCGTTTGACGGCTAAGTCGCAATGGAAGCTGAAGGATTTGATCCCAGCAGTAGCTAAACCATTAC